GAAAAGTCGACGTACACCATGCCGTCCGCGGACTGGCGTGCCTCGGGTGACTCGGTGATGAACGCGAACGTTCCCGCGGCCACCGTTACCGTCCGGTTCGGGACGACCAGACCAGCCACGGTCACCGTGGTGCGCACGGTGACCGTGACGGGCGAGGCCGAGGCGTTGTTGACGATCAGGCGGCGGCGCCCGCTGTACGTCCACTGGTTGCCGTTGACGGCGTCGACGGCGCCGAACGTGAGCGGGGCGAGTGGTGCAGACTGGGTGACCTTCTGCGCGGTGAGGGTGGTGCGCGACGGCATTACGCATCACCCTTCCGGCGGGCCGTACGCGCCGCGGGCTTGGTGTCCTGCGGCTCGACCTCCTCGACGGTCTCGGCCTGCTCCGTGGGCTCGTCCTCCTCGACGGGCTCGACGTCGTATCCGGCGCCCTGGCAGTAACCGATGACGGCGAGGTCGTCGGTCTCGGCGAGGCCCTCGACGAACACGAGTCCGCCGGGGCCGTCGCCGCTGTAGCCCTCGACGGGGGCGGTGATGCGCATGCGCATGCTGCGGTACCTCCTGGTTGGGGTGTGGGGCGGGCTCAGGGTCAGGCGCTCTTGATGTTGCGGAACACCGCGGCGGCCTTGGTCGCCTTGAGGACCGGGGCGACGGGGCCGAGCTCGACCTCGCCCGTTTTGACGGCACCGGAAACGGTGTAGTCGGGAAGGGCGGTGAACAGGAGCGGGGCGCCGCCACCGACCGATGCGCCGTGGAAGCCGTCGAGGCCGTATCGGATGGCGTACAGGTCGCCAAGGTTGGTGATGTTTCCGCCGGCGCCGCCACCATCGGCGTCACGGGTGAGAAGGCCGATGATGTCGGTGTTGCTGCCCGCCTTGGACTTCAGGTCCACGAGGGGGATCCCGTTGTACGCGGTGACGGCGCGGCCGAACGCGTCGGTGGTCTTGTCGAGCTGGTCGGCCCAAGAGGCAACCTTCTTGAACAGGGCGAGCGTCTTGCGGTTGCCGTAGATGACGTCGGGCACGTCGTCCATGGCGGCGAGCCAGTTGTCGATGTGGACCTGCGCGGCGAGCGCGGTCGCCTTGTCGTTGACGGCGGTCCAGTCGACGTAACCGAGCGACACGCCGTTGTTCAACGGCAGATACTCGGTGGTGCTGCCGGTGAGGATCTTGGACAGGCCGTCGAAGCCGTTGGCGTCAACGGCGGTGTCACCGTTGATGCACGCGTCCTGGAACTTGGCGCGCGCGGCCTTGATGAGCTGCTGCATGTTGAGCGTGACGGCGCTGGACGCGGCCGGGCCGATCCGGGCGACAACGCGGTCGACCTGGAAGGATCCGCCGAGCGGCTTGAGGTCGACGGTGTAGCGCTGCGTGGTCACCTCGGTCGGGGTGTACTCGGAGTTGATCGCGCGGAACGCGGCGTCGCGCTGCGCGGTCAGTCGCCGATACCCGTACGTGAGGGTGTCGCCACCCGTCGGGGAGACGACGTTGTCGAACGTCATCCGGTCGAGGATGTCGGACGTCTTGCGGAACTCGTCGATGACCTGCACGTCGACGGCGTCGAGGGCGTTGAGCTTGGCCTCTGCGAGGGTCGTAGCCATGGGCGTTACTCCTGGGGTGTCAGCCGCCGCTCATGCGGGCGGCGATGGCCTGTTCGAGGGTGGCGGGCTTGCGCTCGCCGGTCGGGGTCCCACCGAACTCGGCGCCTCCGCGTATCGGGCCCGTCTGGGCGGCGAGGTGCGGATACGTCGTGAGCGTGTTGGTGATGGCCTGCTTTACTGCCTCGGCGTCGGTGGGGTCGACGGCGGCAAGTGCATTCATGGCGGCCTGCGAGTCGAGCAGGCGGGTTATGTCGGCGCCTGCGGTGGGGGCGTGGGCGATGACGGCGGACTGAATGGCGAGGGTCCGGGCGGCGCCCTGTCCGTCGGTGACGGCCTGCTGTGCCCACCTGGGGAGTCGGGTCACGTCGACCTCGGGCGCCTGGGGCTGAGCGGGCGGGGCGGTCGGCGCGGCTGGGTCTCCGGGCTGCGGGGCGGTGCCCTGGGCGCGGGTGCGCCACTGGGCGGCCTCGGCGCGGGTGTTGCCGATGAGCTCCTGCGCCCACTGCGGGAGTCCGGCGACGTTCTGCGGCTCACCCATCGGTGCGGCCGGCACAGGCGGCGCGGGCGGGGCTGGGGTCGGCGCTGCCGGGGTCGGCGCTGCCGGCGCCGGGGTGGCGGGCGCGGCCGGTACTGCCGGGGCGGCGGGGGCGGACGGGGCGGGCTCGGACATGACGGGGCCTCCTGGGCCGTAGTCGGGGGACGGGCGCGCCTGGCGGCCGTCGAGGGGTGCGGGCAAAGCAAAAGGGCCCGCGCCTGGCGGGCCCTTCCGGGGTGGTGCTGGGGTGGCTACTCCTCGGCCTGGGCGAGAGGCGGCGCGGTACGCGCGTACCCCTTGATCCATGCCGTGCGGAGGATGCCGCCGTAAGGGCAGACGGTCGGGGGGTCGCCTCGGCGTCCAGCCTCGGCGCCCTCCGTGACGGCTCGTGCGATGTCCTCGCGCGCTCCCATGACTCCCCCTACCGCTTGTTCTGGTGGTCGGACTCATTCTTACGGGCGCCTTCGGCCCACCGCTGGGCTTGGCCGGTGGCTTTCTCGATGAACTCGGCCTGAGTCAACCGGCCGTGTTCGGCCCACCACTCCTTCAACTCGTCCGACGCGTGCGCGTGGGCGATACGCGCGGGACCACTGAACAGGGTGACAGGGGATCGCCCGGCGGCCTCGGCCTTCTTGCTGAGCAGCACGCCCCGTAGGTCGTCCTCGGCTTGAAGGTACTGCCGATACACATACTCGTCGTACATGCGGCGGGCCTCGGCGCGAGTGATCGCGGGCACTGCGCCCTCGGCCACGGCGGCATCGCGGGCGGACTGCTTGGCTATCTCGTCGGCGAGCTCCGCGGTGAACGCGGCATCGTCGGCGAGGGCGCCCCACCCGTCCGGATCGGGGGCGGGAGCCATGGCCTCGGCGAGGGCGTTACGGTCGGCGAGCAGGTCGTCGACGGCGTCGCCCGTGGCGGCCGGCGCGGGGAGGTCGACCGCGTCGCGGCGGTCCATCTCGCCTGCGATGCGAAGGATCTCGTCTGCGTCGGCGTACTGCATGCACCATGCGAGCTCATCGTCACCCACGGCTGTGAGGTCGTCGGCGAGTTGCCCGCCGGGGAAGTGGTGGGCGAGTAGGTCGCGGCGGTGCGCCTCGGCGGCGAGCTGGTCGACGTCGTCGAGGCCCTGGGCGATGGCCTCGCGTACGCGTCCGGCGAGCTGCTCGTCGGACAGTCCGACCAGGTCGGCGCGCACCCCGGGCAACCGGGCGGCAACGTCGCGGCGGTCCAACTCACCCGCGATGCGTAGTGCCTCGCGGTCGTCGACGTGTCCGACCAAACGGCCGAGCTCGGCATCCGAGAATCCGGTGAGGTCGTCGACCAGGGCGCGGCTGTTCGGCTTGGCGCGGTCGACCAGGGCGACCAGGTCGCGGCGGTCGGCCTCGGTCTCGATCCGGTTGCGGTCGCGTGGGGTGAGGTCGCCGTGCCGCATTGCTGAAGCGAGTTGATCGTCGCTCATCTCCCGTGGGGTGAGCTGGTCGCCGGATCGGATACGGGCGGCCTGCTGCGCCTCGTCGGGGATCGGCCGGCGCGGTGCGGGAAGGTTGCTTGCCCCGGGCTGCTCGCGCTTGGGGTTGCGCCGTAGGTCGGGATGCTGGGCGAGGTGGTCGCGCATCTTCCCCTGCCACTGGCGCACCTTGGCATTTGCGGCGGTCTTGGCCTCGGGGGTGACGGCGGCGGCGGCGCGGTTCTTGTGCTTGCGGATGTTCCGCTCGATGGCGCGTTGTCGCTGTCCGGCCTCGTATCCCTCGGGGTCGGATTCGGCGGGCTCCACGCGGGTGATTCCGGGCGTGTAGGCGCTCACACTGTGCCGACAGTTGGGGTGTTGCAACCCTGCGTGGCGGGCCTCGTTGAGGCTGCCTGCGACGTCGACGGGGACCATGCGGCCGTCCTCGGTCGCGTGCTCGGCCTGCACGGTGCGCGGCCCGTCGCCACCGGTGAGAGACAGAATCTTCCGTTCCCACGGGCGGCA